AATGCCTGTTTGGGTCGTTGTTGTGGTAATCGTATTGCCATCAATATCTGTTGATGTTGATGTAGTTTTTTGTGGCGAATAATAGATTACATCGCCTGTATATAATCCATGGTCGCCTGTTGATAAAATTTTGAAAGTGTCTGTGGCAGCACTTCCAGTTGGTGGAAAAGTTCCACTAAAAGTAATCTTAGTATTAGCAGATTCTAGATTCGTATTCCCAAAATATGGTAATGAAGAAGACGCGACTAATGTGCTAGTTCCCTTTTTGTAAATATTTTGAACATTTGTAGCAACTGCGGAAATATCATAATTTGTTGCTCTTCCCTTTAAAATATTTTTTCTTACTTTAATAGAATCTACGGAAACATTATCTAAATTTCCCTGATCGCCTATTGTTATTTGAGTAGCACTATTTACAGAATATACTTTAGATGATGCCTTAAAATTATTTCCTGTTACAGTTAAAGTATCACCAATTCTAAAAATGTGGTTATTGTCAAGAGTTAATTTATATCTGAAATTTTGTACATTAATTTTCTCAAGTTTTTCTACCTTATAAGTGGTGGCAGAATTTAAAATCCAGTTATTTGAAACAGCGTCATTAGCCGCCAATCCAAGAGTCTTTACTCGGATGGTATCGCCCTTCTCGTAGTATCGATTATTCAACTGCTTCGACATATCTGCCTTGAGACTTTTTTACTTATTTAGTAACCATATCCACCGCCTCCGCCGCCAGAGGAACCTCCGCTACTTCCAGAAGAACCACCAGAGGAACCGCCAGAGGAACCGCCAGAAGAGGCGCTTGAAGACGTGCTAGACACTACATTTGTTGTTGCAGAAATGCTTGATGAAGTTGAATAATCCGAAGTGGCTACCGATGCTGTATCTATTCCATAATCGAGCAGACTTGCTTCCTTTGTATCGTAGATATAATCGTGAGGAGTTGAAACATGTTTAGCACCAACCATCTTTCTACCTTTATGAATATGATATGGACCATAATATGGTCTTCCTTTTACCCAACCAACCAATTCACCAACATGGTAATCTGTTAAAACATTTACAATTCTCATAGAGACTACAGTTTCATCCTGAAGAAGAACTGTGGCAAAAGTATTAATACCAACAGTTGAATTATCTGAAATTGTATTACTTATATCAGTGATACCATAAAACTGAGTTAGTGATTTTGAAGTGTATGATACAATTCCAGTTGATCTATCATCATAAGTGACTAATAATTCACCAGATTTTGGAAATCCAACTGTTGAATCAACATCAAACGTCTTTGATGATATTGTATAGTCACCTATCAACTTTGTTTTTGGATGAGCAACAAATTCACCATATTCTGCACCATCAAATTGAAGATCTCTAGAATAATTTGCATCAAAACTTAAACGATAATAGTCTGTAGATGCTCCACTAACAAGAACTCTCTCCACATCCGTAATTGGAGCATATGCTTTATTAATTAAATCATCAAATTCATTTTGATACATTGTATATCCTACAATGTCCATGACATTGCCAGATATTGGCTCAACAATCATATCCTTTGTAATTTTATACAAAGATTGTGATGGAGTGAATAGATTCTCTGAAGGTTTTAAAACCTCAACGTCCTCTCCGTATAATGCCTTAAAAAGAATCTTAAATGATTGATCAGTGCCTTTTGATGTATAAAAATCTTTTGCCTGCTTTACAAAAAGATTTTTATTAATTTTATCGGATAATGTTTTATCCTCAAGTCCAGGTAAAAACTGATGTTTTACCTTTTTAAAAAATTTTGACAGAAAATCTACACTTAAATTTTCTACCGTTGCTTCTGCTTTATGTGATGCTGATTCGGAGTCTGAAAAAACAAAAGTTTCACTCTTAGGATCTTTAGCATGAGCCTGAAATCCACGAATACATCCAATAAAACTAAAATCGTTTTTTTCAGTATATGTAATTATCTCATTATCAATTTTAATTAGACCATATTCGTCAGGATAACCGTTTGTGTTAGTGACAAGTATTGTAGTATCAGTTTCAGTAATATCTGATCTCAGAGAAGTTGATTTTATTACATTCGCATTATTGTTTAATTTGATATAACGATCAATGTTCTGAAGTAAATCAAGAGGAGCTCCCTGAAATTCTTGAGCGAGGTAATACTGCGATAAAAACTCTCCCAACAAAGGGAATTCATCCCGAACGTAGTCGGGAAGTTGATTTTTTACAATATACTTAAATGGAACTCTAGTTTGTGTCATTTTATGGTTTTACCAGTAAACCTCTGTTATAATTGTAGCTCGAAGAGACTGTATAAGTTGACGCAGATGGATCAATTCCAGAAGCGATGCTATCAGTGATAACTTCAAAGACGCTGCTATTTACATCTAGTTGCAAATACAAATCTTGCAGTCCGATTACATCATTTGACTGTGGTGTAGCAACCACTTGAATCACAGACTGACCATCAATCACTTTTTGAGTCGATTGAATGTTAATTGGGTTCAAAGTAATAATTCCTTTGATGTAATCAATTCTACCAACGTTTCTTCTAACGATTGTTGGGTTTCTTGATGATGGATTGTCAAGAGTGAATAAGAACAATGAACCGTTCTCTCTATTGGTATTTGGAATGTCTCCGATGTAAACATTTTGAGTAATACCAGCAACTCTGAATGCACTTGAACGGATATTGTACCCACTCATCCTTGCAATGTGGAATTGGTTGCCAAACCCTATCTGATACTCTGCGAGTGTGTTAAGGGCAGCCCTAACGTCTCTACGCATCGCTACAGAGGTAATATTAGATGTAATCGCTTCGTGACTATCATCAATAATTTTCAAAAATTTACTATATTTAAATCTAGCACCGTACTTATTCAGTTCACTTGAGTCGGCATATGCCTCAACATTGCTCTGAACAATTGTAGCGACTTCTGACGCTGATGGAGCTTGATTTGTATTGTAATAGATGTTAGATGTAACCTCAAGATACAAATATTTCAGATCAAGGATCTCAGGAACGATTCCAGCAACAGCATATTTCTTCAAATCTCTCTTAATATTCTCTTTGATGAGATTTGGTAGAAATTCACCAGTTCTTGGTTTGATACTAATGAATACTTTTCCGTATTGAGGTGGAATCAACTCTTCTCCACCAAAAACAGAGATAGATTCAGTCTCTGGATAGATTTTTGCTGGAATTAGTGTTTCATAGTCGTTTGCAGTCAGTGCTCTGTTTTGAGAAGCGTAAATTCTAGGAGCAAACTTCTTAATTGAGTCAACTTTTTCAATAACATCACCACCATCAGAAGCAATATCAGTAGTGAGCAGAGAAACGCCTTGAGAAATGGTATAAGTAACGCCATTTCTCACATAAGTCATTCTTCCGTTGAATGCAAAGTTGTCAACACCGTTTGATGATCCACCACTAGTAGTCAAATAGTTGATTTCTACCTGATTTCCTTCACTTAGTTCTTTTCCAAAGATTCCATCACCAAAAATCAGTTCATATCTCTCATCTTCTACTTCTTGTAAGAAGTAAACTCTTGAATCTCCGTCAATATCAAATAAATTGTCCTGTAATGTGTAAGTTTGCTTAGCAGTAAAGCTATTTGTACCTACTCTTACACGAATTGTGTTGGAATCTGCTCCAACATTGTTAAGTAAGAACCTTTGATTGGGATTTCTTGAAGAATATGTGTAAGTTTCAGTTAAATATGCTCCTTCATAGATGGTCAGAAGGTCAAATGATGCAATTCCATTGACAACTGGGACTGTTACATCATCAAGTAATGAGAAAATATACGATTCTCCACCAAAAGTACCGTTTGAAGTCGCAACTGGACCTCTATTCAGCGTAATTGATGTTGGTGCAGGTGTAATTCCGTCAGTATCAACGAAAAAACTAACTACTGCTGCAGAAGCTGTTCTTGATCTAGGGGTATATCCAATATTTCTTGCAAGTGCTACTACATTTTCCCTCAATGTAGCACTATCAATGAAGCATTCGTTTGATGCCATGTTGGCATTGTACGATGCAATGTAAGTATTATATGCTAGAACGTCCAGAATCGTTGACAGATTAGATCCCTCAAAGTCATAATCCGTAAAATTGGAATTATTTCTAAGATATTCTCTAAGAGTGGATTTTATCTGGTTGAAATCCAGATTTGCGAAATTTACTAGTGCCATTTATCGAGTTGACTGTAATACAAACTCTAATTCTTGTGTAGGAACATCAATTCCTACTATTCTATAGATAACTGTTGCATCATATGAGTTGTTGTCAAAGTCTGGCTTGACCAGAACGTTCTCTAATACGACTCTTGGTTCATAATTACGAATAGAATTTTCAATTTCATCCTTAATTGCAACTGCAGTTATAATATCAAGGTTCTCAAAAAGCAGTCTAGAGATATTAGAACCAAAAGTGGGGTTAAAAAACTTTTCTCCAGGGGCAGTCATGACAATATTACGAATAGATCTTGCGATTGCAGATGCATTCTTAAGACCAATCATATCATTTGTCAAAGGGTGACTCTGAAATGATGCACTTATATCCTTAAAGCCTTGACTGACCCTTTCTAAAGGCATTATCTATGTTTGTATAGTATGTTCTTTCTTATTTATAGGGGTATCACTCACTAATGATACCTCTTTCCCATACTCCTGGTGAAGCACCACCAGTATCAATTCGCTCCCAGAGTTCCTGTTCGTCCTTTTTATCCTTCTTTTTGGGTGTCAGATCGTCTTCTGCAATCTCACGAAGCATTTTTTGATGCTGATCGTTTGCCAAATTG